CGATAGTCGGTCGAAGCACCCGATGCTTGATCATTTGGATTAGCATCACTCCAAGGATCGTAAGTTGGAATTTTACCTTCCCAGTTTGGTACACGACGTCCTGGGTGTAGATTCCCTCCACCAATTGGCCAAGCAATGCCGGCTCCGCCACCACCGCCACCACCGCCGGCTACAAATTGAACTTCACCGTTTACCAATATAATACTGGCTCCGCCACCACCGCCACCGGATCCTGCTAATATTCCTTGGCCGCCATTGCCGCCACTAAACGACTTGATACCGTCGCTACCTACGTTAATTCTACTATCGCCGCCACGGCCAATTGGTGGTACTATTCCGCCAATACCTACTGTGCCGCCTCGACCTACAATCACTTCGACGTTATCACCACGTTCAATGTTTATACTTTTTGTATTATAACTACCATTGGCGCCATCACCACCAGACTGGTTATCTGTGCCGCCGTGGCCTCCTCCTCCGCCCCATCCATGCACATTCATTGTACACGAAAAAGGAAAACTTCCGTTAACATATCGACCCGTAGCATCGTTTTGGTAAACATCACGAGTACTCCATTCAACTACGCCGTCACTATTAGTAATTGTTGCCGCTAATGCTGCCGGACCTCCATCGTTTCTAACATGGAATCGCATTTGAACAGGACCCATATTACCGTTATTAGAAAGAAACTCTGATGTCACTAATTGTTGTCCCGAGCGGAATTGGGCAATTGAACTAGAATCGCCGCCATAATTTGTTTTAGGGACAGTGCTATAAACTGTTTGCCAACTATTACCGCTAAGTATTTGGGCAAAATGTTCTTTAGGTTGTGCTAGTCCACCCAATACACCAGGCCAATACCCAACTGGTCGAAAAGGTGAGCGAAGTGCATAACCATTTCGAGTATATTCTTGTTGAAGAGGTCCTACATATACACGAGCATTTGATATCTCCCAACGAAAACTGTTATCACATGTCGCAGTAAAAGTATACACACCACCTTTAACAGGAGTCCACGTAAAATTTAATATGTGATTTTCTACACCGTTACCGTAGTTTGGCCATACTCCATAAGTGTTTAAAAAACTAGGCCAGGTTCCAAATAACGTACGAGGTACTACACCAGACGCATAGTTACTGTTTTTCTTAAATGTGAATTCTTTTACAATTTTTTTAGTTGTCATTATGGGGTATACTTAAACCAAATGTCACCGTCTTCGCCATCGCTATCAGTTGGATCGCTAGTCGAAACAAACTTTCTACTACCATCCCAAAATACGCTACGTGTCATTACATATTGTGCAGTAGCAATTTGTGTTGTGTTAGCACCAAAAGCTGGTGTTGGTGCAACCGGTGTTCCTGTAAATGTTGGAGACTCAATATCTGCTTTTATGTTAATATTTGCTGTAAGTGCGGCAGTTTGTGCTAGGTTAACACTGTCAAGTCTACCACTAAGAGTGCTGACAGTGGTGTTAGTTGTGTCAACATTAGAATTTATTGTGCTAATACTTGCGTTTGCGTATGTTTGGAAACTACCAACATTAGCGTCTAAGTTAGGGATAGTTGTACCTACTACTGTGCCTAAATTAGCACTGGTTGTATCTGCTCTTGCGTTTGAAAATGTCTGATATGATCCAATGTTAGCCTGTGTTGTGTCTATTTCAACGTTGGCCGCTGTGATGTCTGCTGTAAGCTGTGTTTCTGCGTTTACTCTTGCTGTAAGATTTGCATGGATAGCGACAACATTAGCTGTCATTGCTACATCAGCGTCATATCTATTTTTAGCATCTGTGCTGTCTACATAAACTTTTGTAGTAATGCCCATGTTGCTTGATGCATTAGCAAACACATCAATAAGTCCAGTACTTCCATTGATGTTTAAAACATTGGTATATGTTCCGCCTACATTAGCAAAGAACGCAACATTGCCATTATTGTTTGTGTTAGTAATATGTACTAACCCGTCTAATTCTTTAATTTCTAAATTACCGCCGCCACCAACAGTTAAGTTACCAGCAACATCTACATTACCTGCAATATTTGTACCTACAGTGATCCAGTCTGTGCCATCATAACTTTTAATATTATCCACACTGGTATCATACCAAAGTTGTCCAGTGATTGGATTAGCTGGGCTAGTGCTTAAAGCAAAATTTTCTAATAGGTGAACAAAGTTTTCGTTTGTTTGATCACCGTAATTCTGTACTAAGCGACCAAACAAAACTAGACTAGTGTCGGTAGTGTTCTTAGTACCGTCTAATACTAATATTGTTGTTCCATCTGTTTTGCTTACGTTATATGACATGACCCTTTACCCTTACAATTGGCTAGTTAAGTTAGTTAATGTTTGTATTCTAACTGTATAATCAATCTGAATTAATCTGTTTAATGATTTTTGTACAGGATGAAATACAACATGTGTTAATAACTTGCCGGTTGTTGCTAGTCCACTTGTACCATCTGTACTACGTGCTTTAAGCCCAAGCTCATCAAAAGTATATGTATCATCAAGGGATGTTGAGTTATCAAATGCGCTTTGTCCTGTTGGCTCACCATAATCGAGTAAGCAACTAACTAGTATATCTGTATACACTCTACCTGGTGTATGTCTAACTTCCATTTTGTTACGTGTAGAATCAGCATTTAGTGTGCTGGTATTGTCTACAATTTTAGCAAAGGTTGGATTGTACAAGTTACTGTTGCTGGTATTGGTATTTGATGGCAAGTAGTTAATTACCCCAGTTGGGTCGACACTTGTACCACCATTACCAAAGTGCATTTCGTAAATGTAACTTTGTCCTTTATTGGCAAGGCTGTATGCTATTGCTTCACTAATGTTTTCATAGTGAATAGCATTGCGCTTGTCAATGAATACTTCCCCAGACTCTGGGTCAAAGATTTTAATATGACCTTGTACATGTAAACCGCTTTGTTCGTCGGGTTTACGCTCAAGATCTGATTGTTCAGGTAGAGTTTGCATATTAGTATTTTCCGTATCTTCAGTATTTATCTGGGAATTTATCATGGAGTATAACTCCTCTCATCTTTAATCCAAGTAGCCCATTCTGTAGTGCTAGACTCTAGTGTATCACCAGTGCCATATGCTTTCCATAAGTAGTCCTGTTTAATTGTCTTGCCAGTAACACTGACATTTCCATCGCTTTCAACCGCACCTAATATCTGCATTGTTGCAACATTAGCCTGTGTTGCAGTGCCGTTAATTAGTACGTTAGCAGTGCTTCCGATTGTTAAGTTACCACTGACAAAGTGTACTGCTACTACGTTAGCATTAGCAACTGTGTCCAGTATTCTTACATTAGCCGCAGGGCTGGTCATTGTCATATAGTCACCAATATTTGCACTGATAGTTTTGCTTAATCCAACACGCCATGTTACGTTAGCTGTTACAGTCTTTTCGCCTGTTAATGTTGTTGTGGTTGTTGGTACAATATTTGGTAGTACCTGTGCCAATGAACTATCAACTACGCGAGTATTTGCTGTGTGTAGTTCTGGCGAACCTGTTCCATCAACACCACGACGTAGTTGTGATAGTGAGTTAACGTAAACTTGTTTAATGTTTGTTGTGTCAATATAACTTGTGCTGTTAGCATATACATTGCCTAATACCAAGAACACATTGCTGTCAAACGTAATTAAACTATCTGTAGCAAATTCTGTATTTGCTGTCCATACACTTGCTGTTAGTATCTTAGCGGCATCGTATTTCTGATAGTAGTGAATAAGTTCACCGTTAATGAATACTTCACCTGGGATACCAACTGCGGCACCTGGATCTGGCAGTACACTTGCATCGTCAACAAACAAGTTTACATCACCTACGGCCAAGTTAGCACTAAGCGTTGTTGTACTGTTAGCACTGATTCTATAATACTGTCTATCACCGCTCATTGGTTCAAACACTCTAAAGCCATAACTTGCAGTGTTTGATGCTGTGTTTGTAAACACACGCATTTCAAGTGCATCAAACATTCTACCAGGAACAAGTTCTTCTGGTGCGTGACTGTTATAACCATCTAAGTAGAAACCACCAACAATGTTAATATCTTCTGGTCTTGTACCAATTGCTGTATCTGTGTAGAAACTTACAATGTTACTGTCTAATAGATTGTCAATATACAAGTTACTAATCTTAACATTAGCAGTGCCTGTGCTTAGAACATCTCTAACATTAGCTGTAGTTGTTACACCATTGATGCTAATAACATTGCTGTCAAGTTTAGTAAAGCCTTGTGTTTCGTGTATAACAGCGATGTTTGGCTGATTAGTGTAATTATGAAGTACCCGAGCATTACCAACACTATTTGCTTGTGTGATATAGTCACCAGCGTTAACTGTAATGTTATTACCTAAGAATAATGTAACAACACTCTCAATTGGCTGTCCTGATAACATCATTTCATCACGTGCTAAACTTACAACTCTAAATGTGGCATTGTTTTCAAAGTTAAAGTTGTCGTACAAACCTTCAATCTTAATTGGATCATTTAAATTAAATCCACGCTCAATAAAGTCAACTTGCTGTGTGTTGGCACTAGTAATCTTATGTCCAGTATAACTAAATCCAATTATATTACTTGTAAGTGTAAAACTATTAGCTGAGAATACTTTACCTTCAACCCTAGTACCTGGATAACCTGTACCGAACATTAACTGATCAAGATCTTTTGCTGGGCGTCCGTATCCAGGGACATAATAACTGGTGATTCTGTCGGCGGCATTTAATAATACATTGCCACTGTTAAGTTCGGTATAACGTGTAAAGTCAAAAACAGTCTGCGAACTTACGTTAGCATTTGTTGCTAGGTATGCTGTGTTATTGTAGAATATAATGTTACCATTGGTAATATATAAATTACCATTGATTGGGATAATACCGTCGCTGTTAAAGTTATACTGCTGTACCCAGTCACTAACAGGATCTGCAATATATAATCTGGTACCATCTGCTCTAAGATACAATCCTGTTGGTTGAGTTGTTTCTAAGTCTGATGAATTATGTACTGTTGCAGTGCTTACATCAAACGGGGTTGTTAAAACGTAACTCCATATCTTATTGTATTGTTGTCCAACAATATAGAGTTCTTTACCATCTTGTCTAAATCGCATACCTGTTGGAATGTTTTCTTCACTGCCAACATATAAGCTACGAGAGCTATAAGAAGCCGACGATACTAACCAAGGTACAGTCAAATCATATTCAAATACTGTATCACTTAACGTACCCAAGATGTACATCTTGGAACCGTCGTTGTTGAACTCAACTGCGCGAGCACTTGCCTCTTCACTCACAATACTCTTAACTGAAATATTAGCGGCTGTGTTTACGCTCCATGGTGTAGCTAGTCTATATTCGTATACACTGTCAGTATTAATACCAATGGTATACATACGCTCGCCGTCGCTTCTAAAATAAACACCTTGTACACTAGAGTCCTGTGTATAAACATTAGCGATCGCAATATTACTTGCTGTGTCAATCTCCCACGGTGTACTTAAATTGTATTCATATACCGTGTCGGTATTATTACCAGTGACGTACATCTTTGTACCGTCGGGCTTGAAGAATAGATCTGTTACATCTATATCCTCTGACCCAACTCCAATATAACTATCATACTCAATTCTATTTAAATCATAACAATTAGCATTGTTTCCATCAACAACGATAGTATTTTCGTATGCTGTATTAGCCTGCCATTGTGTTACATTACTTGAATAGGTTATTCTATCAAATTTAATAGTACTATCTATAGACCTAACCAGCATATGAGGATGTGTTCCGTCATTACGCATTATCGGATATGCTGTTCCGCCTTCTCCTAAACCATTTACAATAACTGTTGGTGTTGATGTGTAGCCTGACCCTGTTTTAGTTACTGTAATACTGGTTATTGTACCAGTAGCTGGATTAACTGTTGATACTGCTTCAGCACCACTACCACCACCGCCTGTAATTGCAATGTTTGGCGGTAATGTATAACGAACGCCAGCGTTGCCAACAATTATTTCGCCAACAGTTAATTTGTAGTTGTCGCGGTAAGGCTTATATAGATCTGCGTCAAAATATGTAGATTCGGAACTAATTTGAATGTTTGGCGATCTATAGGACTCATCAGCTGAGAAATATCTTGCTGGGACATCAAAATCTGTCCATGTTCCAGTTGCTTCATCTAACTTAGTATAGGTTGGTTGGAAATCTCTTACCTTAGTTTTGTATGGCTTAATTTCGTTAATATAATCTTCGTAGAAACTTGTGTTATCTTTAACGTAGTTTGGTATCTGATCAAGTGTTCTCAAATTGTGTACAACATCAATAAAACTGGTCTTAAAGATCCAGTCTGGTGCCTGTTGTTCTTCAAATACATAATTAACCATTGAGAAGAACAAATTGTTAAACTCAACAGCTAGACTATCAGTCAATAATTCGTCAAATACAGCATTAAAAATATCGCTCAATTCTACATTAGACTGTGGATCAAAAGCAACAACATCAAATACAGAAGCATCAAATCCTGTACCTCCTACTGTAGGATCATACAATGATGTTGAAACTGATACTGTTGCTGACTGTGCGGCTATCAATGTTCTTGTAGCATCGGCGTTAATTCTATAGATTAACCATCGCCCAGACCCGTCGTCATTTACTTTAACATAATAATCTTCAGCTAATGTTAATGCTTGTATTTCGCCATATGTGTTAACGGTATAGTTAATATCGTGTCCATCAACATAACTACTATCGTACCAATCAGTTGGTGTCCATAAAAGCTCTGTTTTAAAAGACTGTACCTTAGTAAGTTCAAACTCTCGAGTTTCACCGTTGAATGTATATAATGACCATTTTCCGTCATAGCGAGTATCAACAGGTATTAATAGTTTGTATCCATCTGCAAACTCAGTGGTATCTAAATAAGATATTTCAGTAAATGAGTTAACTTCAGCATCATACTCTGTTGGTTTTGCCTCTTCAGTATACAAATTCTTAGTACTATTAATTAGTAGTACAGGATGATTCTTCAAGATTGAATTTAACTTTGTAACAAAGACTTTTACTGCCGCTACCCTGTTCACAAATAAACTTTGTCTTGGTCTTGTTAATATACCAATTTGATTTTGTGGGTTTAAAGTTGGGTCAGGTACTACTCTACCACTTACATCGGCTCCAATCAAACTATCTTTTAGTTTATTAATTACCTTAGTAGGCACAATAGATGTTGGATTATTTTGTTGTATTAAACTATATTCATTGTGTATTAAGTTATCACTACTAAGAACACTAGTATCAATATGAAGTACTGTATCTTTAGCCGAGAGTCGACTTGCAACATTGAACACCGACACACTATTAGGTGCTAAAGCTGCCAGATATACTATTCCCTGGTCCTTAGGATTTGAAATGTATTTTTCAAGAGTGCTAGTGCTAAGAGTTCTTAAAGATTTATTAACATCAACACTGGTTCGTCCACTGACCCAATAGTAGTATTTTTGTACAATTATTCCAGATGCTGGATCAACAGAGTTAACGATAGTGTATGCTGTGTCATCTTCGTGCTTAGGTATTCCGTCACCACCTGCTTCAACATATTGACTTGGTAAAAATTCGCTTTCCACCCACTCGTAAATGTTAACACTACTTCCCGGGAATAATGCACCCCAATTCTTTTCTCTATATGCTAATGTTCCTTGCTCATAATCTATAAAACTTGCTTTACTGGTATCCCACCATATTTTGCCAACATGTTGATCACTCCAGTAGAAGCTGGTGTTGAGAATTATGTTAGCACTGGTACCTGTACTATAACTTGCAGGGTCGTAATCTTCTATATAATCCAATTCTTGATCTACTATACCTAAGATTTTCCCTTTAGCAGGATCTAAAATATCAAAATAATTAAAAATAGTCTGTGATCTCTTATTGTATATAAACGCAGAGTTTATAGCATCAATAGCTACCCTTGGCTCTTTATATCTAAGTAGTTCCCATCCAGATTTACTACTCTCATTGTAATATGAATAAGCACTGCCGCCACCAGTTACTAAATTAAAATCGCTGGCCGCACCTACTACCATCATATTATTAACTATTGCTATGTCAGAACCAAAGTTATAACCAGTTTGTAAATCTGTACCAGTTAATTTTTGTGAGTATGCAAATAATGAAGGATTATTAGGAGTAGCATACGGATTATCCATTAAATCGTATACATAAACTGCACCACTATCTTCAACTAACAGAACATAAGTTGTGCTACCAGAGTCAAATGTGGTTTCTGTTTTTGACTTATCAAAAGTTGTGTCAACAGTAACATCACCACCGTCGCTGCCTACGACAAGTTTACCAACACCTTGCGATAGTGCAAATCCAGTTGCAAATTTTTCGCCTTCGTTGTTTGGGTGTGTAATAATTTGCGCAAACTTGTAAAGATCTAATCCTAAATCAGTTATTGCTGTGCTACCACTTGCAGTTTTAATTGCAAGTTTTTCATTTGCCACAACTACATCGCTGGTTATTTTAAGTTGGCTAGTAGATCCGTTGGCTACAATCTCGGCTGTTATACCAGGAATATCTGCATCATTAATTTGTGCAACTACATGCGCAAGTGATGATGAACTAAATTGTACATACCTATCATTAATAATCATTCCATGGCCCGGAGTAACTGTAGGAGTAGTTACAGTAGTACCTACTTTATATTCGCCTACAACTTCTCCAAAAATTCTGCCTACATTGAGATATCTATAGACAGCACCTCTTGTGTAAGTATTGGTAAAGTATTCTGGGCTAGTAATATATAAATTACATCCTGATCCGCAGAGTTCTACTTTCTGTCCAAATCTCTGCCCAATTAGTCCTTGATTATAAGCTGTTATTGTTTGATCCAACTCAAACTGGTTGGTTTCAAATCTAAGTTTTTGTCCTATAGTTGGAACAGAAAACTCGCCAAACTGTATACTTGCAGGAGACACAGTATAGTAATCCGTGCCGTCAACCATTTCTGTACCATTGAGAGTTACTCTATAGTAGTTGGTATTAAAGCTGTCTGGTGCTGTATAAGTTGAACTAATACCATCTGTTGTAAATTCTGTTATAGTTCTATGGTATACATAAGCAGAACCTTCTTTTTCAACACTATCAACCTGTCGCTCATTTGCACCAACTGTTAGAACATCACCATAACGATTAGTTGAAATTGAAACACCAAAGTTGATGCCTGCAGGTCCTGTAACAGAACCAATTAGTTTATAATAGAACTGACGCTTAACAATGCTTATGTTCTCAAGAAGAGCAGGAATAGCGCCTGCGTCAAAAATTATATCGTTGCCGCTAACTGTATAGTCTATAGTAGGTAATTTTTCGTTATCGGTCTTTAACACTGGTATAACCAACAAATCAATCGCATTGTCGGAACTGAAGCCAAGAGTAAATGTGTCCGTAAATCCGTCACCTGTTATAGTTTCTGATTCTACTTCTCTGCTCTGAATTGCGTAGCAATATACTGTAGCATTTCCAGGCTCGCTAACATAAAGATAAAGTCCATCCCTACTCAACGCCACCGATTCCCCAAATTTATAAGTAGAGGCACCTGTGGGGTGTGTAATTATTTGTTGATGCTCGCCGTTACGGTATATAAAAACAGCACCTGTTCCACTTACACTGTCAGGAGCACCTACTGCTAGTATTCCATCGGCATTAGCAATGGATTTACCAAAACTATTAACTCTGTCATTCGCACTAGCAGAAAATGATGTTGCAAAGCTCCAGGTGTTAGTACTAGATCTTAAGAAGCTTGCGGCTTGCCCACGACCCAATACCGAACCCGGCGAACCAACATATAAAACTTGTCCTGAATCAGGATCAAGGTCAACTACACTACCAAAGTCATCATCGCCGTACAACTTACTACGTTCTAATTGCAATTTGTCATTGTTTACCCATGGGCTGTTTTTATTGTAAACTCCCCAGTTACCGTTGGCATCTAAATTTTCAACCCATATTTTATCACCCTCTACCCATCCCTGTACCGGATAGACTGTTTGTATCTGGCTTGGAATATCTACTCTTAATGTTGTAAACACATACAACGTACCTGTTCCTGCAACTGCTTGTTCATCAACAAGACTTTGTAGATTTTGTGTTAAGGTTATAGTAAAACGTGTTGTATCTATAACGGTATTAACTTTGTATACACCGTCAAATCTTGTGTCGAAATTTTTAATAACAACCAGATCACCTACTGTAAGGCCGTGATCTCTGTTATGTATAACTTCAACTTGATCGTCAACTTGATGACGCATCGCAAAAAGAATTCCACGAATTATACTTGCACGGTATACATTCCAGTTCTCTGTAAAATCTCTTGCTACCCAGATTTTATAGCCTGTGCGAATCTCGTTAACCACCGATGAAAGATCTTCGTAATTGTTTAAATCAAATAAAGTACGATCAACATCATCAAGATTGGCGAATCCAGCCACCGGCAAAGGTTTTAGTGGGTTGGGCACATCTAATGTTTCTGTGCGTAAGAAGTTTGGATCATATACGCCGTAAGACTTGTAGATGTCGTGTTCAGAATAACCAATAATGTCATCTTGTTCTGTGACCCCATTGCCTATTAATTGAAGTGAGCTTGGATTACTATCAAAAAGTGATTCGTCTAACTCTACTTCTGTAAAGTAATTAGAATCTAACGCTCCGTACTCGCCAACTCTAACAGCCCAGTTTTCGTACCAGTCAATGTCACTAGACAAATTGCCAAATACTGCTCCTTCGAGTGCATTAAGAGCATTCAACGTACCTTTATTCTTAATAAGTCCTTGATAAAACTTTGCCTGGGTAGTAGTACTGAGACCAAGATTTGTAAAATAATCTCTATCCCTAAATCCAATCAACCCATTACTGAATAATTGTATTCCTTCGTTAACTGGCTGATTGTGTATATCGTAATAGTTTATACCTTGCTGTGCGTTAGTAGCAAAGTTATTGATTATACCAGACCGTAATTCTTCTTTAGCAATTTGTTTCCAACTGGTAGTTTGGAACGTTGAAGCGGCAACAATGTTTTTAAGTGCAGTATAATATTTTTCTTTGTATTGAACAATAGTACCTTTAAGGTAGTCAATACCGGCCTGCCAACTATCAATCTTATCACTACTATATATAAATCCTGGCAATTCAAGGCTTCCATTCCATGAGCCAGTTTTACTTCCACTTAATTTTATTCTATACTGTCTATTGCCTAACTCAGGAACATAGATAACATCGTTGAAGTCTGTAACATTGTCTAATATCAGAAGATGCTCGTATTGTATCATCCCAAATTCAGCAAATCCAACTGTTTGTTGCGAATTTGAGGTAAATGTAAACAGACTACTTTCTCTGTTTACTGTAAAATTATTTTTAGTAATTGCTTTAAAGTTTAAGTCTAACACACGATTATGAGTTGAATCATTAACAACGTGACCAACTACTGCACTTTGGTTATATACTCTTAGAGTTGATGACACTGGACTTAATACAATTATATTACCATTACGCCATCCTTGTCCGGACCAATGTAAAAATTCTTTTACACTTAATATCCAATCTTTTTGCTCTTGTAGGTCAACGTCTCTATCTTTAAAAATAAATCCTTGTGCTATTAAAAATCTCTGATAACCTACTAGGAAATCAACAACCTGTTGTTTAGTGTTAAATTCAAAACCGTATGGAATCGTAAATCGTGATTTTTTAAAGTCTCTATAAATCACTCCTCGTTGTGTGCCTGATGTTACAACATAAGAATTGTTGTTAGGCTCACTTGGGATGATTGAAAAATATGGATTTGTTAAATCGTATCCGCTCACTGAATATCCGTTTGGACTCTTCTCAACAATTACAGCACTATACGAAATTCTGCTAACTGGTGCGCCGGAGTGTAATTCTAAACGATAATTTTCATCTGGGATGAGGACACTGTCGGTGACGCTTGTAGGACTATTCTGCTCTGCTAACAGTTCAATAAACTTTTTATCAGTGAAGCCGGCTACTTTGTAAACTAGTCTAACATCCAATAGTTTAAGGTTTGTCTTGATAGTTCCTGATGCATCTCCTACACCTAAGTTCTTAACATAATCTCTAATCCAGTTAATATATCCTGCTGTTCTTTCAACTGTTCCAGCAGAATCAGTATAACCATGAACCATTACTTCCTGTGGAGTTAAATGTTGTCCTTTAAGATTTATCTCAAATTGAGATGTCCAAGAATTACGTTTGTAATTCTTTGTGTTCAATTGGAGTCCAAAATATCGACCTGGTTTAGCAAGAGCTAATGCTAAATGAACAGCAAATGGATACTCACTACTACGTCTCCAAGCTAATTCTGCTGGACCTATGTCTCCAACTGCATAACTGCTATTAGCTTGAGCACTATCAAAATCAGTAACTAGTGTTTCGTTAGGTGAACGTAGATTTCCTGCTTCGTCAACAGGGATAAATTGTGATAAATTTGGTCGTTGATAGCGTAAGTCAAAACCAGCACGTTCACCGTCGTGAATATAACCAAGACTCAGGTCACTCCATAATACATTGTTACCACCTGTATATGGTGCAGGACCATATCGATCTTCCCAGTAGCTTGGCTTTTGACTAAAACCTAACATTTCCCAAGGATGTGTGTGCGGACGATCTGTATCGTAAAAATGTCTAAAGACCGATCGCCATGTTCCTGGCAAACTTTCACCATTGATAATATCAGTAAAGTTTTTGTAATTGTAAGTGAACGGGTCGCTTGACTTGAAATGTGTGTTAGTAGAAAAATCTAGTCTATTTGTGCCTACCCATGCTAAGAATTTTTGACTTATTATCTGGTTAAATTCTTGTCTTGTATAATCAGTAGGTCTAAATTTACCAGGAATATAATCATGTAAATTAAATGTGTTAATATCGTAGTTAACTTTAATGTTGTTGTAAATTCTACGCTCAAGTTCAATTAACAAATCATCTCTAAAGTCGTTGAATGCAGGAGTCAAACTTCCGTCATGACCTTGTATTACAGGAACCGGAGTACGTAGTGTGTTATCTGTATATTTCTCTGGGTAGAATTTAGGGAACATACCCATCTTAGTTGGAGTTTCTGGTACCCAGCTTCCGTCGGTGTTATTGTATTCAACAATATTAATCTTGTCATTAAAAAGTAATCTAAAACTACTAGTAAAAGTAATAGCAGGACGATCTTTATTAAATGTGTAGTCTCTGTCTTTAACTAACAACACTTTAGTAGTTACATTGTTTGCTCTTCTAGTCAGATAAACAAATACAGCCTTGTTACTAGGAGTTGTATCATCGAATATTCTAGTTATCTCGTACGTTAGTAACTCTGGATCATATATCTCATAGGGTGGAAGCTCAACTCTGTCTGTTGTTCCATGCGGGACCATGTCACTGTAGTACCAAGGGAAACTTTCATTCTTTACTTCATGAATCTTATTAATAATAGCATCAACACTTCCTGAAATATCATTAAGATCTATTTCAAGATTTGCAGACAATTCTAAGAACTTATCTTTAAATTTTGTATATTCTCTATTAGCCAAGCTAATAGCATCAACAAAGTTCATTGTTGGGTGATTTAAAAATAAGTTACTATAGATAGCTGGCGAACTATGCTGTAATATACTTCCACCATTGTTACTATAAGTTATGTCCCTTAGGTTACTGTTGCCAGGAACACTACCTACTACATTTAATGCATTATTTTTTAATGTAATCAAATGGTTACGCATTTGTCCTAAGGTTAATGTAGACAAATTCTTATTAAGACTGTTTATATCTAGGTTCTTAGGTACTTCGTAGTACGCACTATTTTGTACAGCATTTTGATTAAACACAGCAACAAAAATTGCATCGCCAACAGTAAGTATTTCTGAATTTACTAAAATAGCATATCTATCAACAACCTGTGTTGTGGCAAAATTTGTTGAATCTATTGTTTGGTTATTAACAAAAACTTTAATGTTTGGTTGATTGAGACTGGTGTCCGGTAAAGCATCAATTGGAAATAAATTTGATTCACCAGTATAGGTAAAATTGTAAACCTGATATTGTCTACTAAAGTTTTTATTAATGGCCCAAATATTTTCACGTGCTACTTCAGTCACTGAAATATTTTTTTGTAGATAACCACTGTTGTGCTTTTTGGTTTCTATATCTCCACTGCTTAACAAATATGTAAAAGTTTCGCTATCAAAATTGTTGTCAAATTGAATATCACCTAGGTTGGCAAAGTTTTTATAACTTAACGGAAACCCTAATATAGCATCGTTACTTCCTGTGCCTCTGCGATATGCAAACAGTTTTGACCCAGAAAAAACACTTCCGTTGTATGTTGTTGTATCCGAAAAACTAACTCCACTAGTATCTATTAGATCATATAATGGCTCTTGAAATGATTGTGACTTAATCTGTGAAGTAGTCCAGGATGTGCCGTTATAATGCCACTGTTTCCCTCCATTAGTGCCAGACAAAACTAACACTGTGTTTCTTTGCTCGACTATTGCATCTGTGGCTTCTACTAGATATGCTTTATATAAATCAGAAGGACTCTCACTTGCTAATTCAATACTAAAATCGTATATCTTATTTCTTACATTATTATTAACATCGTTCGCAAAAATTATTCTATCGCCGTCAAACAAAGTTAAACTACCAACAGTTAACTTTTCAGTATCAATACATACAATACCATTTACTTGAGTAAATGCATTTGTAATAGTAGTGTCAAGTTGGTCAACATGTTTTTTCGCAACTGCACCAGAATTGTATAATTGATAATCTGCTTTAAATTCTATAATTGGTCGTTGTGCTCGTTGAGTCTGGTTAAAAACAACATCAGTAGAATTATAAATTGCTGTTCTAGACAACACATCCAAATGGAACCAACGATTTGATCTACTCCATGGGTTGCTGTCTAAACTAGATCTATTGATAGTTACATAGTTTGCATCCATTGGTTGGAGATAAATCTCCAATCTAGCACCCGATCCTGTGCCACCTGTAACCTCAACACTGTTAGTAGGTAATACAGAATACTTTCCTCTACGATATACGCTAAAACCTGTAATTGGCCCTGATTCAGGATCGTCAATGGTAATAGATGGTATAGTATCATATCCACTACCACCACTAGTGATTGTAATAGCAGTTACAACTCCATTAGTAACTGTAGCAGAAGCAGTTGCATTTGTTCCACCAAAAGGTGCCGGACTGATAGTAACATCTGGTGCACTCAAGTACCCTGACCCACCATTAACTACTTCTATCTCAGTGAGTGCCCCAGTAAACGAATTTATTGTTCCTGACGCAGTAGCAACATTAGCGTCAATGGTATCAACGTAAACCTTAGCTTGTTCTGTGTAAGTGCCGCCAACAACCGCAAGTTTGTCGCCAATCGCATATCCTGTTCCGCCGTCAACAATAAAACTCTTGTTAATGTCTTCTTGTGCTATTAGCTGATCAGCGTCAATTAGTCTAATAGCAGTTCCAACTCCTTCTATATAATAATCCTTATTTTGATATGCTGACACTACACTAGTATCAAATCTAATTTTTAGCCCGTTAGTAAACACTATACCGTTTGGACTTGTATAATTAATTTTTCCTAATATCTCTATATCAGGGTCAATTGTATGGCTTTCTGTGTCAATGATTCTAATAAATCCAACAGCATCTGGATCACTGCCACTTTGATAGTATAGTACTGGAAGGTTAGCCGTAATAGGTGGTACTTCGTTGAATACATTAAGTCTTTTATAGTATTCTTTTGCGGCATTTGCTTCGCCGCCTACAACGCGGATCTTTGTTTCATCGGCTACAGTAGTAACCGGAAATAGCAAAATACGATCGTCGCCATTGGAGTCAGGCTGTAGGCTAATGGTATAGATACTGGTACGCTCTGCCATTGTTACAAGGTTGCTTTGATCAAAATATGCTACGCCATCAACTGTACGTTGGGTGTTTACCCAGAACTGGTCATCAATATAAGCAAGATTAATAAACGCTACAGTAGTCCCATCAAGATAGCGCACCGGTCCATCAATGCCACCGTATAAATCAATTAAGTCTTGTGGCTTTGCTCCGATTACCTGACTGAAGGCTAAATTAGTTGCATAATCAGCGTTACCACTAATGGTCATTCCAGTAAATCTAACCTGTGCATCTTCTAGTGGCACTTTAAATGTTACTGTACCTTGATCTTCACCGTTGTTGTTAACGCCAAGAATTGTTCTTGTTGTTAGGTTAGGTCTGTCGGGATCTGTACCACTGATACCCGGCTTAGTCTGTAACCAAAAATTGTTATTTTGTTCGTCAATGATAAACTTATAAGTTCCACCTCTAGCTAGTGTTATTTTGGGATTTGGAATATTATTATTATCAGTAAAAATATATTCGTTATTAGTAGTATTGTATGTAACTGTATAAGTCTTTTCTCTAGGCACATTGCTTGAGCTGACCAATACGCTGTCTGGACCTTGTGGTAACCAGTAGTACTGACTAAAATTTATAAACTTGTCAAGATCTACTTTTGGATCGTAAGAATAAAATTCGTTATCAAACAATCTATTGTGATTGTTTGTTAATCCGCCATGATAGCCAATTCTGTTAAGTGTATCCTGATAAGTAGTTGCAAAAGATATTTGTTTTGTTACTGAGTTTTGAATTACAACACCAGGCTCCAATTGATAATTTTGTCTATCTGTTGATGGCTCGCTGACATAACTGTCCGTCGACTTATATGAAGGTGCTAATTTTCTACCAATGTACCCGTCAACTCTTATTAAGTTTGGTTCACTAACTAATTGATCAAGTGTAGCATTTAAAAACTTTTTATTAGTATCAGTCTGAAAAATGCTAGGTAGAAAACTATGAGTCTTAATTACAGCCATTACATGTCACCTATGTTCTATTAAGTTGTCCTGCTGTGATAGCAGAAATTATTTGTACATCATCCACAGTTGCCGCACTAATCAAAATTTCGTTTGGTTCAGCATTAATCTGATATAAATTTCCAAAGCTATTTTTATTTGCGGTTGGAACAATAATAATACTACTAATGTTTGGTGTTAATTCGCTGTGCAGATATGCACTAAGTTCGCTGAAGTAAAAACTTTCACCAAACTCCCAATTATCAATATCAAAATAGTTGTTAATGGTTGCAATAACTTGGCTTTTAATTTCATTATCGCTGATATTAATTGCAGGGTTTTTCACTACCTTAAATGTTGCTCTCAGTGCCGGATCAGCTTTAGTACCAAATAATGGTTTGAATGTAGCTGTATTGTAAATGATACTGTCACTGATACTCTTATAATTTTCAATAGTTCCAAATTCTGTATACAGCTCATTGCTTGATGGCGCAACAGGCTCGTCTACTGTATTACTTGAGTCTGTAATATACGACACGTACTGATCACTGTAGTCAGCAGTGAGTAAAAATAGGTCAATTATATTATTTGGACTTGGATCTATTCTTCTGCTGTTTGGGGCATTGTGCGAGTACTGGAATATTAAATTTTCTCTTCCATTAAATGCAACGTGATTAGTTAACACTGTTAACGCTGTTCCGTTTGTTTCGTAGAACTTATCTTCGGTGTATGCGTAAAAAATAGTTCCTGATGAATATAAGTCAATTTTGTTTAATATATCTGTCTCAGTAGCGTATAAACCTACAATGTTAGATCTTAGAACAGGGTCGTATCTAACAAAATTATTTTCGTCGATTGATTGAACAAAGTAGACAAACTTAGTTGCAGGGTTAGTGTCTGGCTCAACTAAAGTTGTAAACAAATCTGGGTTGTCAGGCACACCATCAAGATTGTCGTCAGGAAAAGTAATTAGTATTTTTCTATTATCTTCAAATCCATCAGACTCTACTATTCTGTTATTAATTCTCCAAGTTTGGCTATAGAACAGACTTTCTGCACTGTCAGGGAGTGTGTTTATTCTTAGAACTTTAATAGCGTCTCTAATAGAGGTAGCTGTTCTACTATCATACACTTTTAAGTTTGGATCATAATAGAATCTTGTTTCTTTAGTACTCTGGAAAAAATACTTTATACCTCTGCTGGCTGTTGTATATTGGCCATTTGCGTAACTTAATTTTAGGAACCAACTGTTATCAAGTCCTGTACCAGTTGTGTCGCCGGCTTTAGTTAAACTAAAATCACCGGATCCTAAGTTTACTTCTTCAACAATTCTCCATTCAGTGTCACTTACATCATAACGTAAACCAAATGTTTTATAACTAAGAATATTATTAACAATTTGTGTAATTAATGTTGTAGTCCAAGACGACTTAAACACCGGTATCACAGCAGATACTATACTTGTAGACGGAACGTCCACGCTCAATATAGCCGATCCAATACCAGGGGTTGGGTAACTTATGATGCTTGCCCACATTGTTGTTCGTTGATATTCTGTTACTGGAGTTCCTGTCTGTAACTGATTTTGTGCATCAAAGTACTGTCCACTTGGCGCTGTAAATTTTACTAATGCGCCCTGTGTAAGATACACATAGTTTGACGATGTAAAAGTTCCGGTACTACGTCCGCCATTGGTTGATGACTTTGTCCAAGTTGCAGTGGGTGTTTGTCTTGATGCAGTTTTATAATATAAATGTTTTGATTCTGTAGCTGAGATCAGACTTTGTAGTGTGTCCCTAACAATAGCATTTACTTCACTACTACTAGTAAACTGAAACACTGTGTTTGCAGTAGAATCTGAATTATAAATTATACCATCTTGTGCAATTATATTTGTACTAGAATATTTTCCAGTTGTGTCAATTACGTCAAGATATCTACTTACACCAGAGCTGGTTCTGTTAACAGCTTTTGCTTTTACAACATTATTAAATGTGGTATATGGCAAGACATTGTAGTCTTCGCCGGTGATCATACGGTTCTGTGTGTAATACTGCTGAGGAGCCTTTGTTCGTATATCCTCAAGAGTTTCTCTTGCACTTGCGTTAGTAACGGTGTACTGTAGTGCCGCTCTGACTGTTAGTGTTTCAGGGCGTCCTGTTCTGCTTCTATATGGAATAGTAATAGTAACACTTGACATTTCCTCAGGAGTAATTTTGTATGTTAAATTGTTTGACACTCTATAGAACAATCTAAAGTTACCCACCGGAATGTTTGCAAACGCTCCATCGCCAAATACTAAATCAATTTGATCATTGGCTCTGGTACTAACACTATATAAGTTTCTGTCAGATTCGGAATTGTAAATAACGTTTACACCATTGACTGCTGGTACCTGTGTCCATTCAGAATCAACAATACCAGCCGCTGATAACTTGCTTAACCAAACATCATTATTATTAATATTATTAAAATTAACATTTACAATACGATTAGGCAAACTGTCTTTAATGTTAAAATCTAACTTTTTAAGTTCGCCTTGTTTAAAATATAAAAAATATCCTGTATTATTTGATCCATTGCCCTGGTTATCATTTTTATATAATATATTAAAGAGCCCAGTAGGACTTGGCGATTTTTCGTAGATATATTCTTTATCTAATGTGGTTGCACTTACTACTTCAAACGGAGTAGATATACCGCCAACACTTGATGTAAATGGTTGTGTAGGAATGACGTTGTTAACTAACTTCACAGTGTATTCTGACGTCGTTACACCATTAATTGTTTTAGTACTACCTGGTTTGCCAATTGCCTGTTCGTTTACTAACGAAGCATTTAAAATTGCTGTAAATTGTTCTAACCAATTTTCGTTTGTGATATCATTCCAAGATACTAAAGTATTTTGTAAATTGTTTCCCGACCCATCAAAAACTATTTCTGATGTTTGTATGCTTTGGAATTTTAGAAATCCTGATGCAGGTATGTTACGCTTAGGATTGTAACTAATCAGTTTGGCTAATTTTAATATACTGTCACGACGTTCTGCTGTGTCTAAAAAGTTTTCACGTGCATTTAAGTCTGTTCTAAATGCTAAACTCTGTCCTAAGAACGCAATCAAGTCAATGAGTGCAATGTATTCACTTGATTCTGTAAAGTCGTTAAAATCTTCAGGATAGTAAGTACGCAAGTATTCAATCATGCTCTTGCGTAGTGTTTCAAAGTCAAAGCTCTGGAAATCAGCTTCTCTGAATGTTTGATATATTTTAGTCCAGTCTTCTTGGGCCAATAAACTGGTCTGTCGTGTAGTAGTAGCCATATGTAATCAATACCTATATTCAGTATTTATGGCATTTAAAAACGGCTATTATTATAAAACAGAAAGATTATTAGTTTCTGAATTGAACTCTAATCTAAGACTATCAACGAAGTTTCCTGGCAGGAATGTAAGGTCAATTTGTACTTGTAGTCCGTGTTCAAACTCGTCAAGTAATACACTATCTACTCTGAGTCTTGGGTCGTAATTTACAATGGTTTGTACATCTGCTAGTATAACGGCTTTAGTATCTTCACTTAGTGGCTCATAGAGCATTTTCCAAATTAAACTTCCGAATTCTGGATTCATTAGCTTTTCGCCTTTGTTAATACTAAAGTGATTTATTAGGTCACGTTTAACTAATTCGTAATCTATTAAACGAAACTTTTTGTTTTGACCTATTGTACTTAGGCCTCTATATCTTCCATTTGCCATAACTGTATTTACCCTGCGTTTAGTGTGTCAACAGCATACCTGCCAGAGTTATAAAACAATGCACCTGGTCTACCCAGAGTGTCGTTCATTTTTGCTGTTTCTCGCCATTCCTTGGCTTTTATAGCTGGCAGATTTGTATATATGTTTACAAGTTTGTTGTCTAAATTAGTAATACTTTGAGATGCACTAGTTAATGCTCGCTGTTTGGATTGTCCTTCGATATTTGATAACAATGCGGTTCCAACTAAGTTTACAGTTGCTACACTTGAATTGTTAATATCTTCAAGTATAGAAAATAATTTCTTTTCGTTAAGATTACTATTATTTGTAATTCTGTTATCCTGCAATAGTTGTGTTGTGATACTAGCAATACCACTTTCTTCGTAATACCTATAGGCTAAGTTACTGAAATTCTGATAGGTTAAAATGTTACCAAGGTATGAAGTCAGATTGCCTGTTGTATTAATGAGATAATTTAAAGTATATTGTTGCGAACTAAATGTAAAATCTTGGAACTGATAAGCCACAGCAAGCACACCAGCTACTACTGTAGGAGTATCATTGTCTTTTATCGCTCCTACTTTAATACAGGTTTTATACTGTTCTTGCAAGAACCGTTCCATAATTCTGTCTTGGAGCCCCGGACTAGATTTAAAGTTAGAACTAGTAGTAGTTCCTGCAAGTCCTTCCCACGAACTGCCATTGGCAGATAGATATCCGTAGTTTATTAATGTGTTCTTATGTACAGCATATTTTCCGTAACGGTCGTTCTGTTCATACGTTGGATCATTGCCTGTTTCTAAGTGTGCAAGTTGTACCATTAACGCTTTAACTAAACTCTTGGGGAGTCCAGGTATATTGGTTGTTATCCTTGGCAAGGCTACACCACTAGGAGCGTCTAGTAATCTCAAGCGTTGTCTTGGTGCCTGCTGATCACTACGTAATAAAAAGTTGTTAGCAGTTGTTATTCCTAAATCAGCCATTAGTCGTCCTTCTGCGGCTGACTATCAATCAGTGTGCCATCATTGAGTTTACGTGGTCCTGTTTCTCTTGACCATGGCTCGTGAGTCGGGGTAAATGGTGCTATACTTTCAAATTCAACATCAGTTCTATCATCAATTATCCAACGACTTAGTTCTGCGTTAAAATATACATCCTGCTTTTGATACTGTTCCATTGGAGCGTTACTAATAGGTTGCTTAGGATCAGGAATAGTTTTTCCGCCAGTGTTCAAGTGTATGTCTGTACCGCCTGTTAGCCACATTTCACCAGACGCTACATTCCACCCGCTGGTCGCACCCGACTTAATTCTAAGTGTATCTGTAGTTGTAATATGACCAGTGAGTGTCTTAATATTACTTTCGTTGCCAACTAACAATCCGTAGTTACCTGTGTCTATATTATAGAGTTCTTTAACACGTTCTCGCTTGATTGTTGTTTCTGTCTCAATATTGTTTCCTGCATAACAGTTAATACTATCGCCTGCGTGTATGTTTACATTAGCATCCGAATGTATGTTAACGTTGGCTTCACTGCGTAGACTAAATGATTTAGAACCATATACATTTATAGCACCATTGGGTGTAAGTTCTATCCAACTGTTGCCTTGCTTGTTAGTGATATAAATGATATTTTCTGTGTCATGCATTAAAATAGTATGACCGCCTGCTGTGCGTAACCTTACTAAGTTACTATCTCCGTAGACATCACCATCATCCATAATAAATGTGTGTCCACCTTTACGTGCAGTATATTGGTTACTTGAAATTGTTGTGTCAGTTTTGTTTAACTCAGCATCAATGGCCTGTTTAGTCTTAAATCTATCTTGTAAATCATTAACTGCACGGCCAGGTGTACTCATGCCAAATACAAAACTTGGTGTTTCTCGTTGACTGTTACTGGTTACTGTACCTCTAATCTTGTCAGTCTCTAGTCCCTGCTGAATAACTGTTTCCGCTTGGAATGGGTGCACCACTCTTGGCATTGTTAAGTAATCTGGGCGAGTATCTTTTTCTACGTTATTAAGATTAATTTCGCTATTAGGAAGATACACATTACGTTTGGTTAATTCTCTTTCGGTGCTGTGTGTAATAGGATAAACATATTGTCCTCGTGCACCGTCGTTAAAATCTCTTCCGCGACTTATGCCTGGAATCATTTGCTTACTTGCGCTATTTGGTATACAAGCAAACCAAAAACCCCTACTAGGGTCGCCACCAACAAATGTACATAATACTTGATTATCTAGATCTGGTGGTACTGCCCAGAAACCGTATGTATGTCGCTCTGTACCAAAGTTTGCATCTGCCGCACTGTTTGTTCCTGTAGTAGCACCATAGAAAGGACTAGCATACGTTACAGTCCACCAGCTTAACCTATCTGTTTCGTCACCGCCTAGGTCGGGAATATAAACTTTTAATCTACCAAGACGTGCCGAGTCTGCATTATTTTTGATAATGCCAATGTAAGGTCCACTATCAAGTTTAATACCCGGAGTCGCATCTTTGTCAAATGCTTTATCTACTCGTCTTGGATCAAAAAAATCTGCCATTTATTATCCTAAATTCTCAGTTGATGGAATGTCACCAGCAAATATACCTTTATTTTTACCCGATGGTGCTTGCGAACCTATATTTTGTACAAATGCTGTATTATTAATGTTATCAGGTCTAGCAGTAGTTATCTGTCTATTAGCCTCTATTATACTTCTTCGCTGTTCTGCTGTTTGATTAAATGCTACACTACGTCCTTCTGCTACACCAATTCCTTCAACTGGTGTGTCACCTGATTCAGGAGGAGAATTTAATGCTGGTGCAAGACGATCAATATCCTGTTGGAATATTCCTTGTTGCTCAGCAGTTTCGTCGCTGGTAGTTGCAGGTGCTCCACCGTCATTATTTGCTGAGGTTTGAGCGGCAATATCGTCTGCCAACAGACCTTTCTTAGCAGTTTGTCCATCATCTGTTATTGTAACAGCATTGTTGTCTGGCTCCACTTCTGTTGACTCTAGCATCTCGTTTGGCATTTTGATAATGTCAAGGACTTGTGTAAATTCTCCTGAGTTAAATTTATTAGTAACTGTGAGAACTTTATACACACCATTAAACGTTCCGTTTAATTCGCGACCATTAGATAACTTTACAGCTTTGCCACCACCCGACTTTAGTCCTTTATTTGTGATACCCAGTTCGTCGTCGATATCTACAGCACTCTTAAACATAAGTTGTACATATACCTGCTGTGAATCAAAACTTATTGTACCAAACTCAGAGTTAATTGGGGAGTTATCGGAACTGCCAACAAATCCTTGATACTCACTGCTTTCGGGGTTGATATAGAGATCATCTTGTTTAATAAAATCTGGATCACCAATTATACCAACTCTGAGATTAAGCATATCACCACGTTGTGAGGTATAGATACTGGATGCTAGATCGTTAACTGATTGAGACACCGCTGAATCTTGTCTATTAAGTTGTCCGGCATTAGAACTGTTAGCTGATCGAGATTGATATGTTGTTGGTAAATCTGCTCCTCTATTAGCATCACCGTCGGGTGCATCAGCACTCTGATTATCTAATAGGGTAGGGTCGTTATCTGACCCAGTCTTAGAACTTAGTTTAGAACCTGCTCTCTGTTTAGACCCGTGAAATGCGGTGATCTGTGTATAGTAAGTGCTGTCAAAATCTATAGACAAGTCAATAATGTCTTTGCTATTTCCAGTGTACAGATAGTCATACGATCTAACAATTTTATCTTTCGTAATACGTGTTAACGCAAAATCTGGATGGTGCTGGTTTGCTGTTTTATATTTTTTAATGTGATATGTAACCTTTACTGCATAGGCATTACGTGATTCATCAAATTCTAATAGAGACACATGAGGGATAACCTTAAACCAGTCAAGGTACTTGTATTCTTTGGCTTTAGCTTCTGCCGCACGTACAGCTTTTTTGTCACCGTCTTTTTTAGCCTGTTCAAATGCTTCAATTGCCTGTTTACTATTCTTGGCCTGGTTAACTATGTAACTTGATTTCATTATAACTTTATCAATCAATTGAAGTACGTTTGTGCCAGCACTGACAGGAAACTCCTGTTTTGTCTTACCGTAACTTAACACAGCACCTTTGGTAGTACTGCGTAGATCTTGATCTAGGTCAGTCATCTTTGTTGTGCGAGAATCTGTTTCTTCCTCAAACACAATTTTTGAATTTTTTATCTCGTCATCAATCTTAAATGCAATTAAAGCAGGCGGGTATTTAAATGTTTTACCTTGCCCGTCACCGCTTATAGCTTTAAAATAATTATTGTAAGCAACAGGAAAACTGTCAATCTTTGTTACATACTGTTGTAAAAACTCTTGTCTTTTTTGTTCCTTGGCTCGCTTACTAAAACCTGCTCCGCCAAATGGCTGTTTTTTTAAGAATTCTTTGAGATCTGCATCTGCTCTTTCTTCGTTCTTTTCGGTAGCATCAGCTGGGACTGGTTCATCACTGAAAAATTCACCTACCGTTCCAGCAACAACTCCCAGTGTAGCCGGCACTGATGCCACGGTATTTAACAGACCTGAATGATTAAAAGGAATAGCTCTACATCTATATTCTGTACCTCCAAGGTCAGGTTTGATCGCCATTTCCATTATTTTTAAAGGTATGCGTTTTCTATCTATCAAAACACTTTCAACTTTTCCAATGTCGCCGGTCGGATTAGCTAGAAAATCTATTTCTAATAGATACGGCTGTTGAATGTAATTAGGGCATTTTGCCACGGTCTCGCATACACTCAAAAGTCTATCTAATAATGTGACCCCATATGGTTCATAAATTGTAAAATTTATATCTACAGCATTACTAGACTTTGATTTACTGTTCAACCCAACGATTGTTTGCATGTCTAGATCTTCAATGAAGAAATCTTCTTCAAAGTCAGGTAACCTGGCACGACCAGTTGAGTCTGTTCCCATTGCTCGTGAATAACTACCACCGCTACTTATTAGTACATGTTTTGGATTAAAAAGTCTTGGATTGAGATATACTGAATCTAATTCTTCTTTGGTTAACAAATAAAGTGTAAATCTATAGGTATATATTTCAAAGTTATGTAACTTGTTCATGCCCTGGTTGGGCTGTGATGTTAAATTAACTTTGGTTTTACTAAGTGCTCGCTGTTCGGCACCTGCAGTAGTACTGGCTCCAGACCCTACAGATATCCCTGCTGTTTTAAATCCGTTTTCTAATTGGGATCCTAGTTCTTGTAGTTGTCCCGACAGTGGACCAAGCTGATCGCCTAATGCTCCTGCTACACCTTCAAGTTGTCCACCTAAATCCTGTGTCAATCTACCTAGCTGATCTGCGCTTAACCCATTAACAGGAAAAGGACTATTGCCTATACCAGCTGATTGTAGTGTTCCACTTAGTTGGGAAGCCAAGTCTGGCAGATTAGCGGCACCGGTAGCTAGTTGCCCTTTTGCAGAATTTATTGCATTTTGTATGTCCGCATTTTGTAATGACGCACCCAACGCTTGTGTGCCTTGCGCAATGGCCTGATTCATTTGACCAAAGTTTACATTACTGATAGCATTTTGTGTATCTCCAGCACTGCCGGCTAGTAAACTTTGTGCTTGTCCTGTTGCTCCTGCTACATTTGGTATTTTAAAATTGCTAAGTTGTGTTGACTGTGCTTGTATTCCGGCGATACCCGTGTTCAGTTGGCTTTGAAACTGTGCAGCCTGCGAAGGAGAAATGCTTAAATTTTTACCAGCATTTGCTATTTCAGAATTAATCTTTGCTGACCCTTCATTAAACTTGGCCATTATTGTGCCAGTGTTTTTGTTTAATTCAGATTGTGCGGCGGCTAGTTTGTTTGGAAAGTCTTGTACTGCTGTATTAATAGCAGTCTGCATTTCCTTAGATTGTTGCTCATTAAGAAAATTCTGCTGTTGCAGTAATTTGTTAATTTTGTCAAATGGACTTTCTGGGGTGTTAGCCATTTACTAAACTCCTAGGTCAGCTTGCAGTGTTTCTTTTCTAGGAATGTAAATTGCTTTACCTGCTCTAAAGTCAAATAAAGGATCTTTAAGCACATTAGGATTACGTTGTGCAAATACCCACCAGAGCCTACTATCATCGTATAAATGATGTGCAAGTACGTCTGGCCTAAACTCATATACTTTATCTATTTCGTATAGTACATCGTCCTCTTTAGCTGTGATAGGACGATCAACCATAACATCTAGGAAACCACCAAATGTTTCTGTTTGTGCATACGGACTACTAGTTGAATATCGTGTTTTTGCCATTACATAAATCCTTTATCAATCTGTGCGCCACGTGCAAATGCTTCATGATCGAATTCTGTTTGACGCTTTCTACTGTACACTGGTTGTAATTGTAGTGTTATTGTACTGCTAGTTGGTACTCTATTTTTTGTTACAGATATCATATTCAACTGATTGCCAAGTTGGTTTGAATTTTGTTGTTGGTTAGTATCCACACTACTGCTAGTTTCAACATAATCTACATCGTTAGGCAACTGGTGATTAAAGTATGTTAATACGCAAGGCACATTAGGGAAATAGTGTTTACCAAAACCATTTAGATATAAAATTGGTGGTGGTGATCCCTGGTACTGCCCACTGTTACCATAGAACATTTTAGTAGCGGCTCTAAAGAAGTATATAACTGCCATAAAATAATCTGCATCTGATTTATTTTGTACAGCAAAATCACCAGTGACCTGCAGATTTTGTACTTCGCTAGATTCGTAAAAATAATTTGTGTAATTGGTATGTGTTACTGATCTACTGCCGTACTTGGCAGAATGATTTACTGTTATACTTGGTACGAATGGAAATATAACTCCGTCTGTTGCTAGTAAAGGAGTGAGTATTCCAGGGTTAGGAGCTCTATAGAGCACCCCCGATCCTGGATTGACGCTAATTCGCACTCGCCAATCGTCGGATGTATCTGCAAAACTTACTTGTCCTGTATCTGCACCTGCACCACCGTTTGTATTGAACATGTTCTTCATAAATTCAGGCTGTGCTTGTGTGCCACCTTTGGCTAACCCAGATGTTGGCAACGGATTGCTGTTTGATGGGTCTAATAGGTTTACAGTTTTTGCTGTGGACCCATTGTTATTAACTTTGTTGCCAAAATCCATACCACCTTGTGGTCCATTCTGATTATTAGGTGCTCCGGAGCTGAAGCCCCCGCTACCTATAGCTGGTTGTGAAAATGGTGTAATAACAGGCATCTTTTTAAAATTTCCTCTTGCTTTTTAGTTATTTATTTGTTAAATTATGTGCATATATAAAGGATTACCATGAGAAAACACAATTACCTCAACAACAGAGACATCTTAAAGGAGATACACAAAAGTAAAAAGACATATTGTAGTTTTACCACTCCAGAAGATGGCGACTTTGACATTATTGTTGCCAGTGTAGAAAAGATTAACAAGAAAAACATTGCAGAAGGGCGTAAGTTACGTGCAGAGCGTTTAGGGCGTGCCGCATACGACGTTGCACAAGAGTCCAGTGATGTTAAATTAAAACTAGATGATTTCAGCGTAAACACTAGAGATGTTCCGGCAACAGATGTTGTGTTTAGAGTAATGACATTTGATCATATCCCAATGGATCCCGGTGGTGGTAAGAAGAAAAAGAAAGTAATTAAAGAATTATTTGTCGACGATGATGACAGCAGTGATGACGATGATGATGATATAACTGATGATAGTCCTGCGGCTAAGAAACACATTCGTTGTAATTTCCCTCCATTCCAGCATTTTAAGGTAACAGAAGAAGGTGAGCCATACCTAGTAGGTAAAAGTCACTGGCGTGGTGATTTGGATACAGGAGAGTTTTCCAAAGAACACGGTGCCATGACTAACAAACTAGCTCATATGTTTATGAAACTGTGTGAACGTTACGCTACACGTAGTAACTGGCGTGGCTATACATATAATGATGAAATGCGTAGTCAAGCATTATTACAGTTAAGCCAAATTGGACTACAGTTTGACGAATCCAAATCGCAAAACCCATTTGCTTACTATACTGCCGCTATTACTAATAGTTTTACTAGAGTGTTGAATATTGAAAAGCGTAATCAAAACTTACGTGATGATATATTAGAAATGAATGATCTAACTCCAAGTTATACTCGTCAAGGACTTAACAGTTGGACCGGTACAGGCGGAGGTAGTTCCGGCACGTACGATGAGGGTGGTGGAGAATAATTTGCCAATACTGTTGGCAAATACAATTTAATCTGTTAAACTTACTTGATGACTAATCTATTTAGAAAAGCGGCCGTATGCACGGATATCCACTTTGGACTAAAGAGTAACAGCACACAACATAACGAAGACTGTTTAAATTTTATTAAATGGTTTACTGCCAAAGCAAAAGAAGAAGGTTGCGAGACCTGTATCTTCTTAGGTGACTGGCATAACAATCGTGCCAGTATTAATATTGTTACTCTAAACTACAGCCTTCGAGCATTAGAACACTTGAACAATAACTTTGATACTGTGTTCTTTATTCCAGGCAATCACGATCTGTACTACAGAGACAAGCGTGATGTGCAGAGTGTAGAATGGGCTAGACACTTGCCCAATGTACAAATATGTAATGACTGGCGTCAAGAGGGCGATGTCATATTTGCTCCTTGGATGGTTGGCGAAGATTATAAACGTGTTCCTAAGTATTCAGGCAAGTATATGTTTGGACACTTTGAGTTGCCCAACTTCTTTATGAACGCTATGGTGCAGATGCCAGATCACGGTGAAATTAAAGCAGAAGCGTTTGGTGGTATTGAGAATGTGTTTACAGGACACTTCCACAAACGACAGGTACAGCGCAACATAAACTATATTGGCAACTGTTTTCCGCACAACTATGCTGACGCCGCAGATGATCAGCGTGGTATGATGGTGTTAGAGTGGGGCAAGGATCCAGAATTCTTTAGTTGGGATGATCAGCCCAAGTATCGTGTGTACCAATTAAGCGACCTGTTACAGCATACAGAAGCAAGACTACAGCCCAATATGCATGTGCGTGTTGATTTGGATGTAGAGATCAGTTATGAAGAAGCAACGTTTATTAAAGAAACGTTTGCGACTACTTACAAATTACGTGAGATCACGCTTATCCCACAAAAGCACATAGGTGAGGATATTTCGTTTGATACACAGGGCAATATTAAATTTGAAAGCGTAGATACTATTGTTACCAACCAATTGAGTAGCATCAACAGCGATCAGTATAGCCCAACAATGCTGTTAGACATTTACAGGAATCTATAGTACAATAACAATATGTTTAAGGTAAAAACTCTAACAGTAAAAAACTTTATGAGCGTGGGTAATGCTACCCAAGCCGTACATTTTAATCGTCGTGACTTAACACTAGTACTAGGACAGAACTTAGATTTGGGTGGAGATGACACTGGCGCACGTAATGGTACAGGTAAGACTACTATTATCAATGCATTAAGTTATGCTCTGTATGGCGAAGCACTGACAAAGATACGCAAGGACAATTTAATTAACAAGACTAACGGTAAGAATATGTTAGTCACTATTGAATTTGAAAATGCTGGCGTTGATTATAAAATTGAACGTGGGCGTAAGCCAAACACTGTAGCATTTTACATTGGTGGACAGGAGCAAGAGATCACAGATGAGTCGCAGGGCGATTCAAGAGAAACACAAGCAGAAATAGAACGTATGTTGAACATGAGTCACGAAATGTTCAAGCATATTGTAGCACTAAATACATATACAGAACCTTTCTTAAGTCTCAGAGCAAACGATCAGCGTACTATTATTGAGCAGTTACTGGGTATCACTATGCTCAGCGAAAAAGCAGACGCACTAAAAGAACAATTAAAAGAAACTAAAAACGCAATCACAGAAGAAGAGTATCGTATTAAGGCTGTACAGGAAGCTAACGAGCGTGTACAGGAACAGATCGAAGCAACAAGGCGTAGACAAACACTATGGCAGTCTAAAAAACAAGAAGATATAGATAAACTGTCCAAGGCATTAGAAAGTTTAGACGGTATAGACATTGAAGCAGAACTTGCGGCACATGATGCACTAAGTACACACAGCAAAATATCCAATGAAATCAAAGAAGTAAACAAGTGGCGGATATCTAGTGAGCAGGAGTCCGCTAGATTAGAAAAGCATATTAACAGTTTAAAATCAGAAATAGAAAAACTAGAACGACATGAGTGTTATGCATGTGGGCAAGAGATACACGATGAGAAACATCAGGAAGTACTAGATAAGAAACGAGAAATACTAAAGGAAACGGAAACACAGTATCATGAAAGTCAAGAAAAAGTACAAATTCAAGTTGATCAACTTGCGGAACTTGGAGACCCAGGACCCATCCCCCATGTGTTCTATGATTCAAAAGAAGACGCAATCGGCCACAAAAACACAATCGAAAACTTAACTAATCAACTTGAAGCAAAGTTAGCAGAAACAGATCCATATGCAGAACAGATAACTGAAATGGAAACACAGGCAGTACAGGAAATAGAGTATAACAATATTAACGAGTTAGTTAATGTACGTGAGCACCAAGACTTCTTGTTAAAACTGTTAACTAACAAGGATAGTTTTATACGTAAACGTATTATTGATCAAAACTTAACCTATTTGAATGTGCGTCTAAGTCAATATTTAGATAGAATTGGTTTGCCACATACAGTTAAGTTTAATAATGATCTAACAGTTACCATTGAAGAGCTGGGCAGAGAACTTGACTTTGATAACTTGAGCAGGGGTGAGCGTAACAGACTTATATTAAGTTTAAGTTGGGCATTCCGTGATGTATGGGAAAGTTTATATCAACAGATCAACTTGTTGTTTATTGATGAAGTTATTGACACTGGTATGGATTCAAGCGGTGTTGAAAACAGTTTAGCAATACTTAAAAAGATGGCACGTGAAGGGCATCGTAGTGTTTGGTTAGTATCGCACAAGGATGAACTAGCAGGACGTGTGAACAATGTATTAAATGTTGTAAAAGAAAACGGATTTACCACGTATAGTAATGATGTTGAGATGGGATAATGTTTGCTGTAATACTCACTGTTCCCCGAGTAGCGGCACTAAGACCAAGTGCGGCTCCGGCTATTATAAAAGGTATAATAAAAAGTAAAGGACTTGACAGTCGTATACTGGATATTAACCTGGATTTTCACGACCAATTTAGAAGTCGTTATTCAGAAAAACTATATTCCACAATAGATGATTATTTCTTTAATCATTTAAAAGAACTAGACGTAGAACAGCAAACGGCCTACACAGAATGGATGCAGGGTTGGGCTGATCAAATAAAACAACTTAATCCTAAGTATATTTTTATAAGTGTATTCACATGGCAAGCACAACGCTTTACTAGAGACTTTCTAACACTGTGGAAAACACAAAGCGACATACCTGTAATTATTGGCGGTCAAGGTATGACCAAAGAAGAAAATGGCAGTTACAGTAGCAAGCCGGTATTTGCTCACGAAATGAAAGACAAAGGATTGATTGCACACTGGATACGTGGCGAAGCAGAAACAACTATTCCTGCTATAATCGACGGACGGTTTGATGTACCCGGGATAGACACAGACACTATGGCTGATCGCAGTGATGTGAACTCGCATAGTTTTATGGACTTCAGTGATTTTGACATTACTAGGTATCATAGTGGGTATGAACAAGGTGTACTGCCAGCAGAAACTAGTAGAGGTTGTGTTAGAAATTGTGTATTCTGTGACATACCCACATGGCACGGAAAATTTAGATACAAAAACGGTACACGACTAAGCGATGAGCTTATACACTACTACGAACAATATAAAGTAAAAGACTTTTTCTTTCATGACGCACTCTGCAATGGTAGTGTAAAAGACTTTAAACTGTTTAATCAGAATCTGGTAAACTATTATAAAGAAAATAACTTACCAGAAAGACACTTTAAGTATAGCAGTCATTATATTGTGCGCAGTGAGCGCATGATGCCCGAAGAAGATTTTATGCTAATGGGCGCCGCTGGTGCAGAGTGTATGGTAATTGGTGTAGAGTCTGGTAGCGATCGTGTTAAACTGGATATGCGCAAAGGATTTGATAACGCAGATCTAGATTACAACATGCGTATGTTTAGTCGTTATGGTGTTACTGTATATCTGTTATTAATTGTGGGCTTCCCTACAGAAACTAGGGAAGATTTTGACGAAACACTGGCAATGTTAAAACGTTATCAGCCTTATGTTGCAGACGGTACTGTCATTGGTGTTAACTTAGGTACTACGCTTACTATCGAAGAAGGCTCGCCTATATGGACAGAATACTCTAAACTAAACATTGTAGGCATCGACGGTAACAGACCCCATGGCCCAGACTGGCGTTGCGAAACTAATCCATCGTTAACATACAAAGAACGTATCATGCGCAGGATCGAAGCACAAGAGTATGCTACAAAATTAGGCTATACATTCTGGAAGGGTGATGATCAACTTAAACTGTTAATGGACAACTACACAACCAGACTGAACAGACTAGCAGGAGTTATACATTAGTGCAGATCAGTTTAGATATCGGATTTACCATAGGCAGTGAGTTGGGAATGCCTAACATAAAGATATTAATAGACGACTATGTTGTTCTATACGAAGGTCCTGCTGTTGAAAAGTTTTCAAGACAGTTTGATTTGAACGATGGCGAGCACGAATTAAAGATTGTACACTATGGTAAAACAGATCAGGATCACGTACTAGACAAGGATGGTAGTATTCTAGTAGACAAGTTTGTAAACATAGACACAATAACCATTGACGGTATAGCATTAACTGATAGAGAACTACACAAAGGGGAGTTTTGGCCCGTGTACAGTTTAAGTTATGTAGAGGACATGCAGGAACTACCAGAAAGTATATGTCCTAATCTATATCTTGGACATAATGGCACTTGGCGTTATAGATTCTTTGCTCCATTTACTGAATGGGTAATACGAGAGCGTAAACAAGGACCACAGTTAGACAATACAATATTTAAAAGCAGTCAACAAATATTAGAGGATGCTAAAAACTTTTTCAAGGACATGCCAGACTTATGAAGATTGCATTTGAAATAGAGTGCGGACTAGTTGGTGGCATGGGTCCACGTGTTGGAGTTGATATAAACGGTGAACAAGTCACATCTCAGATTCTAGGACAACATACAATATTAGAATACTCTATAGATAATCAAACTGACACCGAAGTTGTAATACATTACAAAAATAAAACAGTACACGATACTATTGTTGTTGACGGTATGATTGTTGCCGACAAATGGCTGAAGATTACAAAGATTTGGGTTGACGACATACTGGTACATCATTTATTATGTACTACAGAATGTACTGAATCTGCAGACCGTCCAAATGCAGACAGTTTATATCAGGTAGGCAGTTTAATATACAAGTTTTCTAAAAACTATTTTACCTGGTATTACGATTACATGAAAAAATTAGATCTTCAATATGCCAGCACACATCCAGACCCAGAAGCAGAACAAAAATTTCTTGGGTACGATCAAGAAAGTACAGCTATACCAGAAGTTCAACAACTATTAGAAAGCCGTGGATACAGTATTACTAGTTAATTTGCCAAGACAGGATGCAGAAAGAGCACCAGCAGTTATTGCTGGACTTGCTGGTATCTGCAAGAGTGTTGGTATAGACTACGAAGTTGCTGACTTGAATCTGCAGACTATCCAGGCCTCAACATTGGCTCAATGGCGCGAGTTTCAGAATTATGTAGGATATTTTTCTAACGAATGTGATCCTAAATTAATACAAGGATTCAAAGACTTAGTTACATCACAGTTACCAAAACAACAGTTTGGTATTGTTGCCGTAAGTCTTTTTACCTACGAAACATTACGCAGTGCGCACATGGTATTACCTATACTGCGGCAAGTATATCCTGACAGTAAAATTATTATTGGCGGGCATGGCACAGACTTTTTAGATACTGACAATAATAGACAGCCATTTTATAAAGTTGCATTAGAGCGTAACGTAATTGATGCTTATATTCTTGGTGAAGCAGAAGAAAGTTTTAAAGAATTTATTCTTAATCCCGACAGTTGGAGGAATACTAATTTAAAACATCAAGTTTCAAATTTAAGTACTATCCCATTTGCCTGTTATGATAAGATATTACCACAGCACTACCAACATACAGGTGTAATTGGCACATACATAACAGGTAGTAGAGGTTGTGTTAGGGACTGCACGTTCTGCGATGTTAAACATATTTGGGATAAGTTTAGATTTAGAACAGCAGAACATATTTTTGCCGAAATACTAGAGCACCATTTAGAGTACAATTCGATGCACATTGAGTTTACTGACAATCTAATCAATGGAAGTTTAACTGAATTTAAAAAGTTAAATTATCTACTTGTTGATGCGCAGAAAAAATATCCAAGCCTCAAAGATTTAACATTCAGAGGAGACTTTATCTGCAGGCCAGCAAATCAATTTACTGAAGATGATTATCGAGCAATGAGTCAAGCAGGTGGCACTGATATTGTTGTAGGCATTGAATCGTTTAGTGAGCCTGTGCGTTATCATATGGGCAAAAGGTTTACAAATGAAGATATAGACTTTCATTTATATGCCTGTGGTAAGTATGGAATTAAAAATACTTTTCTAATGCAAGTCGGATATCCTACAGAGACCATCGAGGACCACAAAACAAACTTAATCTATTTAGAAAAATATCAAAAGTACGGACTAGCCAAAGTAATAAAATTAATACGATGGGGATTCACTACAGGAATTCTCCCGGGCAGTCCTTTAGACACTAAATTTAGACATACGTTGCCAATCATTGATGGCGAAAATGATACAGAAGTTTACGGTAAGGCACAATGGACTACTCCAGCAAATCCTACCAATACATATGAAGAACGTATACGCCGTAGACTAGAACTACATTACGCTAGTAAAAAATTAAACTATAATCAACCAAGAGTGCATGACGAGTTTTTAAGTATCTTGGCTAGCCTTAAAGGCCGATAATGTTAACATACAACACAGTAGACGAATATCAAATTGAAATAACCACATATTGCAATGCGGCTTGTCCGCAATGTCCACGTAATCTCTGTGGTTATGGTAAGAATCCACACATGCCATTATTACACTTAGATGCTGATGTATTAGATCGTGCATTCCCCCAAGACTTATGCGAACGTCTACGTCAAGTATTCTTTTGTGGCAGTTACGGTGACCCTATTATGCATCCTAAGTTCTTAGACATATTAAGAACTTTCAGAAGTAAGAGTCCAACACTGTGGTTGTACTTTCATACCAATGGTGGTGTACACGACGAGGACTACTGGCAAGAAGTAGCAGACATAATGGCCGGCTACGGACAAATAGACTTTGGCATAGATGGTGTAGGAGATACACTAGGACTGTATCGTAGAAATGTAGATTATGATAAAGTTATGCGTAATGCTAGAGCGTTTATTGATCGCGGTGGTCGTGCGCAGTGGAACTATATTGTGTTTAAACACAACGAACATCAAGTTTCTATAGCAAGAGAGTTAGCAGAGGACTACGGCTTCTTTAACATATTAGTACGTAACACAGGAAGATTCTTTGATCACAAAAACTTGGTTGAACTTGACACATGGCCTGTGTATAATAGCAAGGACGATTTAGCATACCACTTAGAACTGCCTTCTGAAGAACAGTACAGAAACCGCAGTATGATGGGATTGACTAAATTAAAAACAGAATACCCCGACATTAAAGAATATTTTCAGCAGACAGAGATACAGTGCGATGCTGAAGTAGGCAACAAGGTAGCAGTTAACGCTGAGGGTGTTGTACTGCCTTGTAATTTCTTTAATCATAATTTGTATGATTTGAGATTTCACGATACAGATGCACTGCCGAGAGCAAATGCACTTAGTGGAACGCCTAATCAAGTTAGAGAGTATTTAGAGCAGTATGGATTAGATAATTTATCTATTAAAAACAATAGTTTAGCGGACATTTTCCGCAATCAGTTTTGGCAGGACCTGCACAACAGTTTTACAGGTAAACGATTATTTGAATGTGCAATGACCTGCGGTAAACGTTTAACAAAAGTATGGGACCAAGGAGGCAATCGTAGATGAAAATGTTAGTAACAGGCGGTAACAGAGGATTAGGGCTACACCTAGTAGAAAAGTTTGGGGCAGACAGTGTTAGCAGAAACACAGGGTTTGATATTACAAAAGATATTAACGATATTGCTGTTCGCAGTTTAAACTATGATGTAGTTGTAAACAATGCATTTGATGGACCACCGCAAGAGTCTTGGGCTAACTTTGGTCAAACAAACTTATACTTGCGTATGTACGACGTATGGAAAGAACATAACAAGACAGGGTACATCTTTAACATAGGCAGTATTGGCGAGCAGAGTATTGTTGTACCTGAGCCACGCTGGGAAACATATAGGGTAAGCAAGGCCGCACTAGCACATGCCAGTAAGCAAGGTACTCAGGCATTTAAACAAAACATTGTACCATTTGGTACTACACTTATTACGTTTGATAGACTAGACACAGAACTAAGTCGTAGCAGGCCAAATTGGACAGGCAACGGAATACGATTAGATGATGTTAGCAATTTTATACAGTACGCACTATCCGTACATGACAATACTTGTATAGAAGAAATTATACTTTATTGTAATTTAGATTATAAGTAACTGTAAATTATGCCCGAACTAGTTCGAATAGAACCTTCAGAAGAAAAATTTTATATTACCTGGACTATACAGTTAAGATGTAACTACGACTGCATGTACTGTGGCGATATACGACATAATCTCGATGGCGACATGCCTAGTTTGGAGCAACTTAAATCGCAATGGATGCAACTATTTGAAAAAACTAAACACAGGAATTTGCCATACGAAATAATATTCAGTGGCGGCGAACCTGTAATGAATAAAGATTTTTTACCTTTTGTACAATGGTTACATGAGAATTACAGAAGTTATCTCAGAAAATTAATGTTAGCCTCGAATGGTAGTGCTGGATTGACGCATTATTTAAAATTGTTTTCATTTATTGATTCAATTACACTTTCCACACATACTGAATTTTTTGATGATGAACGATTTTTTAGTATTGCTGAACAATTATCAAAATTTGCAAGAAAGCAGAAAGAAAAATATTTTCTAGTAAACATTATGTGTGAGCCGTGGGCCGAGAAGTCTGTAGCAAGATTTATTGACCGTTGCAGAAGGCGAGGAATAAACTATTTTGAAACTAAAAACATAGACTTGTCAAGACGTACTAGAGACTATCCAACTTTTAAAATAAAAGAATATGACTAAATTAGAACCTGACAGAGATTATACTTGTAGTGCATACTTCAATGATGGCGAAGTTGTAAAGATATTTGCCCCAAAGTTAGTAAATTCTCAACTTCATAAATTTGAAGGATGGTCCTGCGAAGCTGGATACTCAACACTTTATGTACATGCAGATGGAAATGTTTTTGGTGGTGAGTGTGAAAATGATTTTTTAGGTAATCTCAACGACAAAACGTTCAATTTACTTGATCAACCAACAACATGTAAACAGAATTTTTGCACTAATAACAATTATGAATTAAGTACTACAAAATTTAAACCTTTATGACATGGTTATTCGAATCACAAGAAATAGAAGCACTTCCAGAGGACTGCGTAGGGTTTGTTTATTTGATTACAAATTTAACGAACGGACGTAAATACATCGGGAAAAAACTTGCACGATTCAAAACTAGTAAACCACCACTTAAAGGCAGAAAGAACAGACGTCGCGGATCTAAGGAAAGCGACTGGCGTGAATATTATGGCTCAAACGATGAACTCAATGAAGATATAAAGAACTTAGGCACAGAAAATTTTAAAAGAGAAATACTATTTTATTGTTACAGCAAGGCAGAATGCAGTTATATAGAAGCAAGAGAACAGTTTAGACACCAAGTCTTAGAAAAAGAAGAATACTATAACGGGCATATTCAAGTCCGTGTCCATGGCTCACACATTTTAAACAAATTAAGTAGTAACAGCTAACACAGGCTAATTTCGTGTGTACAATACCTGACTGAGACGAGTACAGGGACGTAAGACTTGCCGCTACAGCAAGCACTCAATCACTACCCGCAAGGATG